ACTGAACACCCATGTGCATTCTCATTACTACTCGAACGTTTTGTGAACCATCCAAATCTGACATATCAATAACTTTCACTTCTGAAAGGTCAGAAAGAACTGAACATCCAAAGAACAAGTTTTCTTTGTAAGTACAGATAGCAACGTTAGAACTCATTCCTGATACCATATAAACTGGAATACCATCAAAAGAGATAGACCCGTTAGAATACCATTGTGTCCCTTGTGCGTTTGTACCGTTTGCTCCCAAACCTGAAGAACCAAATCCACCCAATGCACGGATATAAGCCTTAACGATGTTACGAGATGCATAGATAGCCAATCCTTCTTGTCCGTAAACAGCAGCAGGAATAGCATCAACGATTTTACCAAGTTCTGTGATAACGTTAGAAGCAGTTACAGTAGTTCCTGATACTTCGTTAGCAGAAGGCAAAGCAGCGTCAGCAGCAAGTTTAACCTCGAATCCGTCAAATTCACCTGAATTAGCAGTAGCACCTGACCAAATGTTAGTCTCTACTTTAGCAGCTACTTTGTCAGCAACATAAGCCAATAGGTAATCAGCGAATGAAGAAGGCAACGTTTCGTGTGCAGAAACACCTTGTTGTGCAGCCAACCATGTTTGCTCATAGTCAGACTTACAAAGTTGCAAGTTAACCTGGAAAGGATCAACAGTCAAAATGCGCTCAGTAAGAGTTACAGTTGATGTTGCAGTAAAGTCACATGAAGCATCTTTTAGAACCGCGTCACTTGACAATTTTGGTAATACAGCCTTGTAATTTACATTAGGCATTACGGACACATATCCGTTTTCGATTGAATTTGCTGTCAATAAAGCAGCAGACACCCACTTAGAAGCGAACTCGCCAGCATAAGTAGTTGTAATTGATGTAGTTGTAGCCATCTTTTTCTATTTGTTTTTTAATTAATATTATGCCTCAGAAGCCCAAACGCCTTGACCATCAACGATGTACCATGCAGTAGTTGATACGGCACGAAGTCTTACATAGTCACCTTTCTTAGCGGTTGCTTTTGTGTTTACGAAATCTTTATTTACTACGCCTCCCGCAGTTGAATCAGCAGCAGCAGTAGAAATTCTACCATTAACGCCGTCAGCAGAAGCAGGTGAAAGTGTAATAATGTTGTTACCATTCGCTCCGATGTTACGGAATACGAACTCCATACCGATGTTATCAGCATCTATAAGTGGCAAAGTCATTACAAGCGCATCTGTTCCGATGTTGTATTCTTTACCTGCGTCAGCTTCTGTAAAAGTAGTTGTTGCTGTTACCGTCAATTGCGGTACTCTGACATATTGAATGTCGTTTGATGTGTTTTCGATTGTAGCCATTATTTACCTTGTGTCATTTTAAAAATTCTATCTAATCTTGATTCCTCTTTTTTACCGAAACGGATAACCTCTTTTTCAACTTTTGATTCAGGGTTAAACGTGATAGGCTTAACTTCTTCTTCAGTTGCAAGTTCTACTACTTCAGCTTTCGGGGTTTTCAGTTCTTCAATCATTGCTTTAAGAGCGATAATCTCTTCTGCTTGCTCTTCGATTTTAGCGAAGTACGTTTCTTTAACGATTGATTCAACCGTCTTTTTCGCAGGTGCTTCTGCTGTCATTTCCATTTCAGGCTCAGCGGTAGGTTGCTCTGCTTCGGGCATTTCTTCAGCTTCAGGTGTTGCGTCTGCAATAGAAGCGATAATACCTTCAACTTCAACTACCATAACACGCCCGTCTTCGAGAGTGTACTCACCAACTGGCAGCGCAATAGTTTGATCTTCAGCAACCACAAACACGGGTTGGTCTGCTTCAAAAGAATCTGCTTCAACGATTGTAACACCGTCTGAAAGTTTCATCTGTTCCAACTTAATCTCTTCGGCTTTCAAACCGATTTTCTTAAGTAGTTCATTTACGTTTTCTTTGATTGTCATATTTATTAACTTTTAATTATAGAACTTAAATAAAATTCTTTGTTGCATTTTTAACCGTTCGTACCTGTGATGGTTCGTGTTTGGTTAGTGTTTGTTACCGTTCTTGCTCCTTGGTTTACAAGTGTTCCTAGCTCTTGACCTTTGCTGTCTTTTAGGTAATCTTCTTTCTTTGGTTTTTTAGTCTTTGCCATAATTATATTATTTTATCGTAAAACGTTCCTGTTTCAAAATCGTAATAAGGGTTCTCCATGTATTCAGTTTATCTTGGTGTTGTGAATTTGGTTTTTAAATAAATGTAATCTATACTCATAGTCCTTGCTGTAGTACCTGCTGACTTTTGAAGATATATTCCTGATGTTGCTGTTCTTGAAGCCCCCGTTGGAATGTTAGTAGTGTGCGTACCTACTAAAGTATTATTAATATAAAACTTAACTTCCGTTCCTGCTGCGTTAACGTCTATTCTTAACTTCTGATAATTAGCATTATCTATTGCAACGCTCGTAGTCGTGAATGTTCTTACTGAGTTTGACGCTGTTACTATTTGCCAATTCCCCGAAGCAGCAGAACCAGTGGAAGTACCTTGGCTATCGTAAAGAAAATAGATACCATCTACTTGGTTGGCGGCAGTGAAGGTATCAGCAAACCCGCAAATCACTTGAAAGGTCTCAGTACCACTACCATTTGTAGGCACGTTAACAAATGTGTCAAATCTGTATAGATTAGTCCCGAACTCAATAGCCCCCGTAGTACCACGATAAACATAGCCCCCATTTGTATTTGTTCCTGTTGATATAGTCAAGCGCCCAAACGTTCCTGATATTGCAGACACCGAACCAGCATTAACAGCGACACCACCCCAAAAAGAAGAGGGTGTTGATAAGTGAAATTCTTCTATATACTCGAATCCCCAATCTCGCATTGCAGACGGAGTTAAAGCTATTGGATGCCACCCCCAAAATGGCTCGTAGAACTCCCAACGATCTCTATCTGTATTGTAAGCCTTATATCCTGCAGTTGTTATTCCCGAAGCATCTCTTACTGCCTCAGTCCACGAAGTTCCTAAGCTACCATCTATATAAGCCTTAACTGCCTTTTGACTCGGCACAAGTTGGTCGCTATTTTGTGCCATTGTGCTATCCACATCAATAGGCACACCCTTTGTTGTTCCTTGGCTCATTGGTCTTCCCTTGTGTTAATAGTTCCTGTTACATAAGACGGCGTTCCCGTTGTCGCTTTAGCAGCTAATGTTATCCATTCTCCAGGCTGCAAAGTAAGCTCCTCCATATTAAAGCTACCATTTCCAAAGTGATGGTCAAACTCTCCTGTATCTCCCAAATGGAAAGTAGCAAGTAGTTGGTCACCTGTTGCATAAGTTACAGTTGTTGCTGCTGTATCATACACACTGCATGAGCTGTTCGCTAATGCTTGGAAGTTTGGATTACCTGCAAGGCTCCCATTTCTTATCAAATAAAATATGCAAGGTGATGTATGTTTTAATGCTCCTGATGCATTTAGCAAGTTGATTACGGATTGGTTCGCCTTACCATTATAATAACGTGTGTTCATAATAGTAAATAACGCCTGTAAGTTTGTCGCCCCTACCGTAGTTAAAGAATTGAAGTAAGTGAATCTTCCACCTTGTAATGCTTTAGCCCCTTCAATGAATCCTGCCATTGAAGCAGATTTAACCCCTACATTTGTTGTGCTGCCCGCTGAATAAGCAGCCAATGTAAATGGAAACGATGGATTTGTAAAAGAAGGTGATGTAAGCGCATTAGGTAAAGTTAATGTGTGTACTGTCACCCATTCCGCATTATTATCTTCATGTGCTGCTTCAACTTGGAAAGTTATAGCCCCGAATCCAAGATACTGAATACCTATTTGAAAAACGTTACCTTTAGTCCAGTCAGCAGTTATACCACTCGCACCAGTGCCATTCATCTTATCTCCATTCCAATCTGATTGCGGGTAGAATGTATCTGTACTTGCTACACCTGCTTTTGTTTGTGCTATACTTGCTGCCGATCCCGTAGTACCAGCACTAAAAGATTGTGTTCCCGCTGTTGTACCCGCTGAGTCTCTAATGAATACAACAGTAGCACCGAATGGGTACGCTTTCCATCCCGTGTATGTACCTTGTGAAATATCCCA